TCATCAACATATATCGTGGTTTTATCCCAAGTGTCCCTGCAGCGGTCATTACAGCCTCGATATCAGTTATCGGTTTTGTAGTGGCTACCGTTTCAGTCCACACGACAGAACAAAGTTGTTTGTTTGCTTCTGGCAATTGGAAATCAATCGCTTCTTCGGTTACTACTCCGCCAGCATTGGTAGTTGAGGAAAGTGTTACAGTACCTTTAGATAATGCTTGGAATGTAATCCATTCTAGTCTGGCATTTGCACCCTCTACACATGCATCAACATCGCCGAATATCAGTTCCAGTAAAGCATTTTGTTCAGGCTTGGCCATTGCTTTTAATATATTATAGGTATTCAGATCTGTTTCAGTCATTTTCTTTTTCATACGAATAGCCGGAATGTCCCCGGTTAGCTTTTTAACGGTTCTTCTTGTCTTTAATGGCGCACTGGTATCATAAGCTACGACATCTGCGGCTACTCTTGCCCCTTTGCTACCTATTAATGTTTCATAGCTTAAAAATGGGGTTGATTTTAAGGGGAAAATTGATGGCCAGTATAACGCATCAAATACCCTTTTATTGAGATATGCTTGCATATTTTTCTTATTTAATGAATCTTTCATTAATGAAAATTCCATATTGTTTCACCTCGTTTTATACTTATTATTTCTTTTATGCGAATCTTATTCTAGCGGTTAATGCTGTTTTATCTGTACTTGTTACAAAATAGGGTAATTCAGATTCGTCCACTGTACCACGCACTACGGCTGATGCAAATAAGTTGTCTAATATTGTAGTTACGCCGCCCCTTCTAACTTCCAGGGTATTTTTTAAGATTGCGCTTGCAGCGTATAGTATAGATATAGTCGGGATTATGCTTGCGGCAGATCGTTCATCTATTAGTGTCCCGGTAACTGCTGTACTGTTAAATCCACCACCACCGGCGGTAAATATTATTATATCGGTCCCGGTTGCCCTTGTTATAGATGCTATGGTAGCTGCTGATCCTCTAGCGGAAAGGCCTATATATTCCCCTGCTATAAATTCCTGACCAGGATATATATACACGGTTACACATGCAGAAGTTCCTAATGTCCTTTTTAACTTTGCTGTCTTAACCAGGTTATATAACCCGGCAGTAGTTGAATCTGCATTCAATAACGCACCTTTTTTAATTTCTTTTGTAGTGGATGGGAATCTACCAGATTTTATTGTTACTCCGCCTGGAATATCTTCTAATATCTTTAGGAATACTGGATCGTATGTATTCCCGGTTTCTTCTAATATTTGTAAACTCATATTATTTCACCTCATTATACTTATTATTTATTATGCCTTACTAGGTTTCCCTGTTATCATTTCTTCTGCGCTCTTGCCTATAAAGTCCGCATCTTTTGAACCGTTATTTCTTTCTTCTGCGTATTCCTCGGCTTTCTTTTCATTAACTGATCCAAGTAATCCGCCGGCATTCGGGATTTCACCATTTTTGATTTTCTCGTCTATCTCTGCTTGTTTAATCCCTAGAAGTTCGGTTTTTAAGTTGTTTACTTTTTCTTCTATTTCGTCATCTTTTTCTACGTTAATATAATTGGATAATCCTTCGCTTAAATCTGCCTTTTTTAAAGCAGTTTTAATCAAAGTATCTCTTTTTGTCTTAACGCCGCTTTCAGTAAATCCATCTAACTTTTTATTCAGGTCCCCGATTTGTTCGGCCATATTGGCTATTGTTTTTTCTGTTGCTGTCATTTCTGCTTGTCCTTTGGTTTTTGCTTCATCGGCTAATCTTTTTGTTTCGATATCTTCTTTTTCTTTTGCCAATTTTTGATCATGTGTCGCGATGGCTTGTGTTACTCTTTTGTCGGTTTCACTTTGTAAAAGCTTTTTCACAATATCTTCCAACCCGGCTTCTTTTAATTTTTTTGTTACTTCGTCCGGTGTAAGGTCTGCTTTAGCTTTTAGTTTTTCTATTTCTGCCGCTATCTGTGTTTCATCGGTTACCTTAATGCTTTCAGCTAATGCCTCATCTAGACCTGCCTTTTTAAGGGCATTTCTGATTTGAGTGATTAGTTCCATTTTATTTACTCCTTTATATAATTATTATTTACTATAAAAAAAGAACGCCACCTAAGAAGTTTTCACTTCCTATAATGGCGCTCTAGGCGCTCTGCACATATTCATCATGTATATTAATTATACATTCCATTTATTTATTTGTCAATTATACTATTATTCTAGGCTATTTCTGTAGTTACTGTGAACACTTTCTTTTTTGATAAAATAGTAACTAACATATTGTATTGGTGTTTCAATCCCATAAATAACAATATTAGCTACCTCAAAATTAATAGAATTGAACCAAGTTAATATGCTAATCATGGAATAGGATTGATCTATTATCTGTTGTTTTTCCGGATGATTCATTTGGATCCATTCTTGGAATCTTGCATCCGGGATATTAAGATATATAATTGTATCTTTATGCGAATGCTTTATTATGTTGGTTAATACATGCGGGATCTTGTCTTTTGGCAGATGTTCCATAATATCAATTAAGCATATCAGATCGAATGTTTTGCTTGAATTCGGTGTGATGGTACCGGCTATATCCCCTATAACATAATTGATATTTTTATGATATGAATTTTCCTTGGCATACTCTATCAGTTTCGGTGATATGTCCATAGCCGTTACTTTTGCCCCTAAATCGGCCATATATTTTGATGTGATCCCGGTTCCACATCCTAGATCTAGTATATCCATATCCTTTTTTACTATAGCGGTTAAATCACTTTTTATTTTTTTATGTCTTGTACCTTCCCTGGTATGATCAATTTTCAGGTATTTTAGAAAGTCATCGTAGTATGCTATGATTTGTTTTGTGGTCGCAAAATGATTCATTGTACCCCCTCTATAACCTTTTTTATTTCTTCTAGTTGATGTGCTAATGTCCATTGATGATCTATAACCCAATCCCTATACCATTTAGATTCATATTCTTTGATCATTATCCTATTGGCTGCTTCGTCAACGGTATTGAAAAGGATACCCATAGAAGAATCATGATTGCTATATAATTCCCTTGCCCCTCTGAAATTATGGATGACTGGTTTTATTCCCCTGGTCATTGCTTCTGTTATTGCTAAGCTGTGGCCCTCATGAATACTGGTATGTAGTAAGTAGTTCATATCTTTCCAGAAGCTTTCCATATCAGTTACCCATCCATGCCATTTTACATTCTTTTCTAATCCAATTTCCCGGATCATGTGTTCCAGGTATATCTTATATCTTATATCCTGGAATGACCCGGCTATATGTAGTGTATAGTATAAGTCAGTATTATATATTCCCCGGGCTAATACTTTTAAGATTTGAAGTGCCATAGGCGGGTTTTTCTTATAGCTAATATATCCTACCCAAGCTATATTGTGGCCTGGTGATCTTTCTGTATACGGTATATTTTTAACATCTACCCCGTTATATATTACTTCTGAATCAACTTGATCTAATAAACCCGGTGATATTTCGTTTAGGATCTCTTTAATATGTGGGGCCACAAATATTAATTTGTTTACCGTATCCCAGTTTATTTGATTGGCATGCCCGGCGAATATTTCGTAACTATGTAATCTTATTATTACCTTTTTCCCCTGGATCCCTTTATAGTTGGTCCCCATTACGGCTACTTCATTACACCATTCGAAAAATATTATATCGCCCCAATGTATAGCATTATGTATTTCCCATTTATTACGGACAATGAATTTCTTAATATTATATTCGTCTGCAAGCCCTTCTATTATTGGATCTATAAAATTATCAAGCCCGGCAGCGCATATGATCGCAATTCTTTTCAATTATTCCCCCTTTTTATTTCTAACTTTAATAATAAAATTATCTTTCATAACTTGGTGTAACCCTACTGATAACCGGGCCACCTCTTTTTCTGTTAGTCCATAATTGTTATACATTCCATCTACTGCATGCAATATTTCATGATAAACAGTTCTTTCGGTATCTGTTTTTGACCTCAATTGTCGCTTTTCTTTTTTATTGGGTTGGAACCATTTGCAGATTCTCATTATATGTGTGATAAAATTGCATTGACCTAATATTTCTTCTTTGTTTAGGGATTCATCGTCATAAATTACTTTGTAATAATGCCCGGCCACTTTTAATTCTTTACCTATTATCCCCAATATTGACATTTATTCCCCTCTTATTTCTCTAATAAAAAACTTTTGATTTTCAATTAGTTGTTCTTTCGGTACCCTTCGCCTTACCCGGGCAGGAATACCCATTACTACTATTTCAGGCGCTACATTCTTTGTAACTACACTTCCGGCAGCTACTAAGGCATCTTCACCTATTATTATACCAGGTAGTATGATCGCACCGGCACCGATCCTGGCCCCTTCGAGTATTCTAACGCCCTTAAAATGTTTTAATCTTTCTTCTGTCCGCCCCAGGTAGTTATCATTACTAGTTACTACACCTGGTGCAATGAATACATAATCTTCTATATCGGAATATGCCGTAATATAGCAATTACTTTCTAGCTTACATCTTGCCCCTATTGATACCTTATTTTCAACGGTTACACCCCGGCCGATTATAGTATATTCACCGATTAACACATTTTCCCGGACTGATGCCAGGTCCGCTACCATAACATGATCATATAAGATGGCGGCAGCGTATATCACTGCATTTGATCCTATTAAGCAATGATCACCTATCCTGGTAGACATATATTGCAAGGTTTCACTTACTTTTAGGGAACTCATTTTTGATATCATGGGATATTTCCCGATCACTGTATTGTCATCTATTCTTACATTATCGCCTATAACGGCCCCATTTTTGATAACTACATTATAGCCTATTGTGCAATTTTTCCCGATGATCGCATTTTTATCTATAATATAATTATTCATACCTAACCACCTTTGATCTTTTTTGCGATTCATACGCTGCCAAAACTATATCCAGGGCTTTCTTTCCTTCTAATCCATCGACAAGTGGCCTTGCATAATTCCGTATTGAATCAATGAAGTTTTTATACAACGGCCCATGACCTTTTCCGTATAAACTTGATATATCTGTATCACATTCCATTTGAACTTCTCTTAGACTGTCCTTTTTATCTGCAAGATTCCAGAATAGGATCTTATTCAATGCCATCCCGCCTATAACCACGGTTCCTTTTTCGCCTATAATAGTTAGTGTTTCTTCTATGTTCTTAGGATATACATTCACGGTCCCTTCAATGTTTCCTATTGCCCCATTTTTAAACCGAATTAATATGCTTCCATAATCTTCTGATTCTATATAGGGATGGGTAAAATTTCCAATTTGGGAATATATTGTGTCCGGATCACTCCCGATCATCCATTGTAGAAGGTCAATATTATGTATGCACTGGTTCATTAAGCACCCGCCATCTAATCTTTTAGTTCCACGCCATTTCGCTTGATCATAATATTCTTTATCCCGGTTCCATAAGGTTTTTGCAGTACCGGCGAATATCCGACCGAATCTGTTATTTATAACTGCTGATCTTAAAATCTGAATAGTAGGATTAAACCTGTTTTGATGACATACGGCCAGTTTTAATCCATTTCTTTCTGCTGTTTTTATCATCTTATCTGCATCTTTTATTGATAGTGCCATCGGTTTTTCCACGATAACATGTTTACCGTGGTTTAAGCAGTATATCGCTATTTCTGCATGATACCCGGATTCGGTACAGATTGCACAAATATCTATATTTTCTTTCTGTATCATTTCTTTATAATCGTCATAATAGTTAATAGTTTCCGGATGCATGATCTTTGTTAAATTACTGGGTACATCTGTTACCTTTATCCATGTTCTATATGTTAGTTTTTCCATTGCCGCTTTATTTTTTACAACATCACATAGGGCCACGACTTCAATATCCTTATAGTTAGTTATAACCGCCCTTAGATGACTATCTGCTATCCTTCCGCACCCGATTATAGCTAACTTTAGTTTTACCATATATCCCCTTCGTTCCACTGATTATATAGCTCAACCTTTTCGTCTAAAGTTAAAGACTTAAACCATTCTAGTAGGGTTGTCGGGTCTGATTTTACATTATTTCTGTACCATTCGCCTTCTGGTTTGGACTCTTCTGTTTTCCAAATTGGAGGCATTAACTCAAGGGTATGACTGCCAGTTGTATAAACAATATCCCCATCTTGTATATCAGCAGTCCTTGTTTCTGTTTGGCTAATCCCACCTAAACACATAACCAAGAGTATTACTAAAATTAAAAATCCTTTAAGTATCTTCATAATTCACATCCTTCCTAATTGATAAAATTGACTTATTTTACTAACGACATATTCTTGCATCCTTCCAGTAAGTTCCGGATACATAGGAAGTGCCAATACATTTTCGCTGGCGTTTTCAGCGATAGGGAAATCCCCTGTTGCATATCCTAGATATCTAAAGCATTTTTGTAAATGTAAACATAGGGGATAATATATATTCGTGGCTATTTCATATTTTGCAAGGTATTTCCTTAGGCCATCCCGATCCTTGGCCCGGATAACATATTGATTGAAAGTGTGTTCTTTGTGGTTTTTGATATCGGATATATTGTACACAGGTAGTCTTATATTATGGGCCAGATTGTCATATTCTTCGAATAATGTTTGGTAAGTGTGCGCCACCCGGAACCTATCTTCTACCCATGTATCCAAGTACATCATTTTGACGTTTAGCATGGCTGCATGAAGTTCATCTAACCTGGAATTAATACCTACTATTTTATTATAATACTTTGGATCCGCACCGTTGGCACTGAATACCCTGCAATATTTTTCATATTCAGGATTTGAAGTTGTTATCATTCCACCATCACCGTAGGCTGCTAAGTTCTTAGTAGGGTAAAAGGAAAAGGTTGATATATCGCCAAAACTGCCCGCACGTTTGCCTTTATATTCTGCACCTGTAGATTGCGCACAATCTTCTACTACTTTTATATTGTATCTATTAGCAATATCCATTATCTTTTCCATTTCGCACATTTGACCAAATAGATGCACCGGGATAATAGCTTTTATATCCAGTCCTGTTTTTCTATCTATTAATTGATTACCCGCCAAAGAACAATGACTTAAAATGTAGTCTTCTAGTTTTGCCGGATCCATATTATAAGTATCTGGTTCTATATCTACGAATACAGGAATACCACCCGCTCTGGCTATACTTCCAGCAGTAGCGATGTAAGTGAATGGCGTTGTTATAACATAATCACCTTCCTTAATACCTATTGCTTTTAGTGCGATATATAAAGCATCACTGCCATTCGCCACCCCTATTCCGTACTTTGCCCCTGAATATTCCGCAACCTTCTTTTCGATCTCTTTTACATTCTTTCCATTTATAACCACTCCCGATTCTAAAACAGTTTTAATCGCCTTTTCAATTTCTTCACTTATGCCTTTATATTGAGTTGCTATATTAAACTGTTGAACCTTCATTTTCATACTCCTTTTTTATTAGTTTTTACCCAGTCATTTAATGTTATTTCATTTTCGAACTTTGGCGATAATCCTGTTTTAATATGTTTCGCTTCTTCTGTATCTTTTACTTCTTTTACACGTTCAACTTTTGGAGCTTTTGGTAAAGTTATATTTCGCTTTTTCATTGTTTCACCTCAATTAATTTATTTTAGTTACACTACTTTTTAGTTTAAAGTCCTTCGTAAAATTATCTTTTATGAAAAACGGTGTATTTTTATATCCTGCTATCGTTTTGGCATTTGCCTTAACCCAGTTAGTTGCTCGTTTAGGGATTTTATTAATATAGTTAGCTTTAGCGATTTTGCCAGTTT